AGATAGAGTTCTTCTCACTAGATATGCCACACAAAGTACGTGGACCTAGACGTGATAGGTTATTCATTAACGAAGCTAATAACATACCACTAGAAACCTTTGAGCAGTTAGAAGTTCGTACTAAGTCAGTCATCTGGCTAGATTGGAACCCAACCAATGAGTTCTGGTTCTATACAGATTACAAGGACAAACCTAACACAGACTTCTCAATTCTTACTTATAAAGATAATGAAGCACTAGATCCTAACATCGTAGCTTCTATTGAATCACGCAAAGACAACAAGAACTGGTGGCAAGTATATGGTGAGGGACAACTCGGTGAAGTTGAAGGTAAGATATACACGAACTGGAAGCTAGACGTTAATGAAATACCTCACGAGGCTCGTTTAGAACGCCGTGGGCTGGACTTTGGTTACGCACACGACCCTGCGTGCCTTGTGGATATCTATTACTATAATGGTGGATACATTGTGGATGAACTCCTGTATAGAGTCGGTATGAAGAATAGACAAATAGCTGACGTGATACTAAACCAACGTGACCCTAACGTAATGACTGTAGCAGACTCGGCCGAGCCTAAGAGTATCGATGAGATGATGGAGTATGGTGTGAATATCATAGGAGCTAACAAAGGCCCAGGCTCACGCAATCAGGGCATACAATGGGTACAATCACAGCAGATAAGTGTAACAAGACGCTCACATAACGTTATAAAGGCTTACAAGAACTATATGTGGAAGACAGACAGACTCGGTAACATAATGACAGAGCCAGACCACTTTATGTCAGACCCTATGGATGCTATTCGTTATGGACTAGAAACCTTCAGACCAGCACCAGAACGTGGTGAGGCTAAGGTTGTTGGTAGATTCGATCCATTCACTGGCAGACGGCTAGACTAAGTATTGACAGGGTGTTATAATAACAACAAACAGAAACAAAAATCATTGTAATAAGGTTACTCGTTTTATTGTTTTTTGAGGGTAACCGCCTCTTGTTCAGGCCCTGCTTTTTATCTTAATTTTAGCAGGGTCTTTTTTGTAAAATGTATATAATTGTTACAAGTATTAACTAAGAAAGGATAATAATGGCACAATTTGACGAAGAAAGAGCAACATATACCGCCAATGGCGCACGTGTTGATATATCTACCAAGATTGCTGGTGAAGATTTAACCAACGATGTATTAAAGATTAGAGATAACGCTACTTACACTAACATTACTGCTAGTGCATTGATTAAGACTGGTGCAGGCGTACTCAAAGGTATCGTAGTAAACTCTCATAGCTCAGGAACACTTAAGTTATGGGATAACACTGCTGGTTCAGGAACTGTAATATTTAACACTATTACTTTTGCTGCTGGTCCTAACTTTATTAAACTACCAGCTGTAGAGTTCTCAACTGGTCTATACGCAACTATTGGTGGCACTGCTGATATAACCCTACTTTGGAAGTAACAATGGCTAATTACGAAGTCACTGCTACAGACGAAACAAAAGGTCACATATCTTTTGATGTACTTTTAGACGGAGATATTATCCTTTCAGATACCCGTTGTGATGTACCACTAGATGACCTAGAAGCACAAGACACTGAACTTACTCGTTTCTCAGATGTAGTCATAGCTGATTATCAGGTAGAGGAATAAAATGCCAAGGTCTGCTGCATCTAATAGATTAGTAACTAGAGATATGGGTAAGTCTGGTTCTTTTGACGGAACTAGCACTCATTGTACTGTCCCAATTACTCCATCACTTACTGCATTTAGTTATGCTTTTTGGACTAAACCTGGAACTAAATTAACCACTAACGCTCGTATATTAGATTATTCAGATAGTGGTCCAATCAATGGATTTACCTTTGTTTTAAGTCTATCAGGTAGTAGATTTGCTTTTGCTCCAACATTTTTGAATAATTTAGGTAATGTAGGTTCATTTGCTTCTTATACTGCAGTGCCTGGTGAATGGTCACATCACGTATTAACTTATGAACCAGATAATATGAAATGGTATATCAATGGAACTTTATTTGGAACTGATACTTCTGGAACTATGACTGCTCCAACACAAACTTTAACAATCGGTAGAAGGTCTGCTGCTGCAACAAATCCTTACAGTGGTTTAATAGAAGATTTTGTTTTTGTAAACGATAGAGCAATGACTGCAACAGAAGTTGCCACTTTATATACATCAGGACAGAGTCCATCTGATACTACTTGCCATATTAGATTCAATGATAATGTTAATGATGAAACAGCTAATGGCAATAATCTAACAGCTTCTAACATAACTTATTTAGCTGACACACCAGCAAGCACTCGTTCTGCTGCATCTTCTCGTTCTACAGTAGCTAACCTAGTAACTAACGGAGACTTTGAGTACGCTCCTGCATTTACTGCTGCGACTACATCTAGTAATGTTTATATAAATGGTACTGCTGCTGGTACTACCACAGCAAATACTTATGGATGGAGAACAAATTATACTAATAGTTGTTCAGCACAATTTGATTCAGCTGAAAAAGCAAATGGTAATTATTCGTTAAAACTTTCCACAACTGGAACAAATGCTATTGCTCAGGCACAATATTATTCACCACCTTCAACATCAACAACTGCATATTTTGAATTATTACCTTCTACTTCATATACAATAACTTTCAAAATGAAAACAAATTATGTAAGTGGTGTTGGTAGAGGAGCTTTTTTAAGACATACTCAATATTCTGGAGATAAAGTAGCTGGAACAGGAACAGATTCAACATATATAAATACAACTACTAATTGGACTGATTATTCAATATCATTTACAACTGCTTCTACAGCTAGATATGGTCTTATAAGATTATTTACTTGGGGTCAGGATTCTTCTGCTACTCTGATTATGGATGCCTGGTTTGACGACATTGTACTAACCAAGACAACACCAGACGCTCGCACAACTGCTTGACAAAACTAAGCCTAGGCAGTATGATTACCGCAAAAGAGAGGGTGCATGACTAATGTAGTAACATTTCAAACTCGTGACCTGCCTTTGGCAGCGTTCTTGTTATATAACGATATGGAACTACTTGGCTCTGCTACAACCTCTAAGCCTGGTAGCAATATGATTGTGTTCCTAGATAGAGATGACCGAGAAGACTTGGCCAAAGCTTTTGAGTTTGGTGCTCAAGTGGATGCAAAGAAATATGCTAAATGTATTCATAAAATAGCTAAGGCTGTTAAGCAGCCAGTGGAGGTATGATGGCAACTTTAGGACTAGGAATGATAGTCAAAGATGAGGTGGAAGAGTTCACTACGATAATGAAGAGCGTCTACGACTATGTAGATGCTATTTTTTTAACTGTAACAGCAGAAGAGCGATTAGAAGAGTTTGAAGAGTTAATTGATACATATCCTAAATTAAAAGTTAGTTATTTTCATTGGGTAGCTGACTTTGCGAAAGCTCGTAACTATAATCTTAAACAAATCACAACGGACTATTGGTTCTGGCTAGACTCAGACGACACTATCCTACACGCAGACTTCCTACCTGAAATGGTAGAACGTATGGATAAAGAGGGTTTAGACGTTATCTTCTGGCCTTACAACTATGCACAGAACGAATCAGGTGAGTGTATGGCTATGCACGATAGGGAACGCTTGATTAGACGCAAGCATCCTTTTACTTGGATGGGAGCAGTACACGAAACACTAATAGGACAAGAGCCTAACGGTGCGTATGACGATAGAATCCTAGTAAAGCACAACAAACTAGAGAATGAGATAAGCGTATCATCTGAACGTAACCACAAGATACTACTAAGAGAGTACAAGAAATCTAAAGACCCACGTGTTATGCACTATCTCGGACTAAGTTACTTTGGGTTGCAGAAGTATGACAAAGCTGTTGAAAAGTTCATTGAGCATATTCAGACAAGTGGTTGGGACGAAGAACGTTACAGAAGCTGGTGTAAGATAGCCGAGATTCATATCATTACAGAAAACCTAAACAAAGCTCACGCTGCTGCTAGTGCTGCTATTGATTTACTACCAAGTTACCCAGACGCTTACTTTATTAAGGCACAGATAGCCTATGGTGCTGAGGAATGGGATCAGACTATCGAATGGATGAAGACAGCCGTAGCTAAACCAAAGCCTAGAACATTCTCAGTAGTAGATCCAAGTACAGAGATTAGATGCTTAGTGTATGCAGCAGTTGCCTATATGCAACAACTAGACAGTGTAAATGCCTATGAGACCTTATTAGAAGCTCTTAGACGCTCATCAAACAACAAAGACGCTAGATATTGGCTACCACTAATGAAATACAACTACGAAGAGCACATGGCCATTAAAGACCTAAACGAAATAGCTGAGTTCTTGGCTAGCAACAAGGGTGATGTAGAGAAACTATTCCAAGCATTACCTACTGACCTAGCCTTTGACGGTCGAGTAGCTAAGATTAAACAGAAGTATCTAAAGCCTAAGACTTGGAACAAACAATCTATCGTGTTCTTCTGTGGGCCAACTAACGAAGTCTGGGGGCCAGATACACTCAAGGATGGTATGGGTGGTTCAGAAGAAGCTGTTACTTATTTAGCAAGAGAACTAGCAGAGCTAGGCTGGGAAGTTACCGTGTATAACGAGCGTGATGAAGAGTACATAGATGTTATAGAGCACACTACTGATTATGTTGATGGTGAAATGGTGGAGGGTGGCAAGGCAGTACGTTATTTGCCTTGGAATACTATCAACACACTAGATAACTTTAATGTGCTTGTAGTCTGGCGTGCTCCTGAACTAGCTGATAGCTTTACAGCTAAACAGATAGTGGTAGATCTACACGATACTATTCAAGAACCAAGACTGCTAAAGGTAAAAGACAAGGTAGATACATTCTTTGTTAAGAGTAGTTATCACCGAAGTCTATACCCACAGTTGCCTGATGACCAATTCGTAATAGTTGGTAATGGAATCTTGAGAGGACAGTTCAATGAAGAATAAATACTACGTGATATACGACCTAAGAGGTGATGATGTTATGCCAGACACAGTCAGACGACTAGGACCATTCTACGAGCTATCGTCAGCTTTTGGTGTAATGAAACAAAACCCAGGCTCAGAGATAGTTAAAGGTGTTAAAGCTAAAATAGTGGAGGACTTGAGATGAGAATAATAGAAACAGCCTATGGCTTGTTTATCAAGCGTAGAGGCAAGGTGTATGAGTATGTTGGTAATGCGTGGATGGAAGTACCAATCCTGACTGCCAAACAGATTACTAAGATTAATAGAAAAGTGGAGCAGTTAGATGAAGAAATCAAATAGTGTTGGATACTTTAGTTCATATGACCGTGGGTTAGAGTGCTTGCTTAATATGTGGCCTGAGGTAGTTAAAGAGATACCAGAGGCTACACTAGACATCTACTATGGTTGGGACATCTTCGATAAGGTTAATGCCAAGAACCCTGAGCTAATGCGATGGAGATTTGTAATGACCCAGAAAATACGTAGTTTAAAGGAGAAAGGCGTTGTTGAGCACGGCCGAGTAAGCCACAAAGAACTAGCTAAAGCAATGAAAGAGATTAAAGTATGGGCATACCCTACAGAGTTTACCGAGATACACTGTATCACTGCACTTAAGGCACAAGAGGCAGGTTGTATCCCTGTAACGACTGGATGCTACGCACTAGAAGAAACAGTCCAAGACAATACCTATACAGTTAAATGTGAAGACATCTACTCTAATGTGGATAAACAAAGAGAGTTTGTGGATAAGTTAGTGGAAGCCTTGAAGAGCGACCACGAAACTAAACCTATGGATAATGTTGATTGGTCCGACGTTGCTAAAGTATGGGATGAGGTATTCAGATGAAAACGGCTGTCGTGTCTATTGCATTGAATGAGGCACGCTTTATTAAGCCATTCCTAGATCACATACCAGATTGGGTAACTACTAAGTGTGTGCTAGTCAGTGAGAAGCCTTGGTTCGGTGACCAGAACGTATATAGAGATGATACCTTTGAAATAGCAGAAGAAGCTGGAGCTATGGCTATCAAACGACCTTGGGCTAGTGAAGAAGAACAGCGTAACTTCGGACAAGACCTATTCGGTGACTATGACTGGATTATCGTACTAGACCCTGATGAGTTTCTAGATAACGAGAACTGGGCTAAGTTATACGAGCTTATAGAGTCTAAGCCACCTAATGACGCATTCGTAGTAGACCATCAGCTTACTTACTGGAAAGATGGCTGGGTAGCAGACCCACCAAGAGATTACCAACAGTTAATCCTAGCTAGACCAGGTGTTAGATTTATAGATAAGCGTGTAGTAAATAGCAGCTATGGAACAGCACCTGTATTCATTCATCACTTTAGTTGGGCAAGAACAGACCTAGAAGTACACGAGAAGATATCTCACTACGCTCACGCTAATGACTTTGATACTAAGAAATGGTTTATAGAGGTGTGGAAGAAATGGAAGCCAGGTATGGAAGACGTACACCCAACCAGTCCAGATACGTTGCATAAATTTATTAAGGCAGAGTTGCCATCAGAATTAGAAAGGTTAGACCTATGGCCACCAAACTAAATCTAGGCTGTGGCGATAACTTACTAGAGGGCTACATTAACGTAGACAAATACGACAAGGCTGCTGACGTGCAAGCAGACATCACTGAACTACCTTATGAAGATAATTCCGTAGATGAGATAGTAGCTTACCAAGTAATTGAACACGTGCCATATAATCTTAACTGGAAGATGTTTGAGGAGTTCTATCGAGTGCTTAAAGAGGGTGGCACTTGCATACTTGAAACACCAGACATAGACGTAGTAGCACGCAAGATACTAGAAGAAGGTATAACAGATAACTGGCGACACAATCTTGTAGGTGAGTATTACAGACCTTGGGATAAAGACAGATATGATGACTGGGAACATAATGCTGGTAGTATCCACCGCAATCCGTTTAACTTTGCACTAATAGAGAAGTATGCCAAGGGTGCTGGCTTTAAGGTAATAGCTAGACGAGAACCAGACTTCTATCCGTGTGAAGAGAATCTAAGTGTGGGGTTAATTAAATGAGATACTTTAGCATGTTCTCAGGAATAGGAGGATTTGAATATGGAATACAAAGGGCTTTTGATGTACAGGAGGAGCGAAGAAGGAAGGAAACAACGCAAGGAATCGATGGCGAGGGGGATAGACTACACCCCATTTCAGAGCAAAGAACCAGTATTACTAGAGACACAGACAATGAACACTCTAACGGGTGCTTTAACCAAGGACAACCTCATTGTATTGGTTACTCCGAAATCGACAAATACGCAATTAAAGTCTACGAAAGGAACTACAATGGACACAAAAACTATGGAGACGCAACAAAAATCAACCCAGAAGAACTCCCAGACTTCGACTTACTTGTTGGAGGATTTCCTTGTCAAGCATTCTCAATCGCTGGAAAGCGTAGAGGATTTGACGACACCAGAGGCACACTCTTTTTTGACATCGCTAGGATTCTTGCAGAAAAAAAACCCAAACATTTGGTACTCGAAAACGTTAAAGGTCTACTTAGTCACGACCAAGGAAGAACTTTCCAGACAATCCTTGGGGTTCTCGCCGACTTGGGGTATCGAGTTGAATGGCAAGTACTTAACAGCAAAGACTTCGGAGTTCCCCAAAACAGAGAGCGTGTGTTCATTGTCGGACATCTTGGAGGAGAACCCAGACGAAAAGTATTTCCTATCACCAGAGATTCAAGCAAAAATCTTAAACAGCTTGTAGGTGGCTCACAAGGCAACAGGGTTTATTCAACTGATGGTGTTAGCAGTACATTAGCAAGTCAAGCAGGTGGATTAGGTGCTAAAACAGGGTTATATGCAATAGCCAATACATTAGATGCCAATTATCATAAAGGCAATTCAATATCATCTACTAGACATACACCAAGAACTCAAGTTTTGCAAAATTCAAGAATCAGAAGACTAACGCCAAAGGAATGCGAAAGATTACAGGGATTTCCAGACGATTGGACAGCAGGTGAATCAGATACCCAACGCTATAAGATGTGTGGTAACGCTGTAACAACTAATGTAGTAACAGCAGTAATGGAGAAACTATTATGAAAGTATCAGTAATCATACCAGCCTATTACATCAACGATGATTATGTTGAGATGACGCAAGACTGTGTGAATGCAGTTAAAGCAACCAGTGAACCTGACCAGATTATTGTAGTAAACGATGGCTCACCAGTTAAAGCAGACATAGACTTTGCTATAAACATACACTTACCTAAGAACAAAGGATACGCAGGTGCTGTGCGTGCAGGTTATGACCACGCTGAGGGTGATGTGATTATAGTATTGAACAATGACACACTAGCACTAGACGGTTGGTTTGAGGGCTTACTTGAACCAATAGAAGCAGGCTATGACATTGTCAGTATCAGAACAACCGATA